TGATCCTACTCCAGAAATACTCAAGAAGGTTCTGGATGCTGATTTCTCGAATCTTGTAAAGAAGGTTGCGGCAGGCAAACCCCTGACGGCTGTTGAACGCGCCCGCATCGAAGCTCGCGCCGCCGGTAGCAGCGACTCCACGGCCTACGCCGACAATCAGGTGGAGCTCGCCGCGCTCCTTGGCATCACGCGGCGGACGCTCACCACCTGGCGTAAGATGAGCGGTGCGCCGAAGCCTCTCGCGAACGGCCAGTACGACGTGGCCGCATGGCGCGAGTTCGTGCGCTCGAAGGGCTTGAAAGGCGGCGGCGAACCGGTGGGCAATCAGGAGGCGCTCAAGGCACGCAAGCTCCTCGCAGAGATCGAAGAAAAGGAGCTGCGCCTCGCCATCCGTCGCGGGGATTACCTGAGTAAGGAAGAGGTGCGCCGCTCGATCCTTGAGGGGTTGGGCCGCATGTTTTCGATCCTGCACAAGCGGCTGGAGGACGAGCTGCCGCCGATTTGTTGCGGCAAGGACGCGATCGGCATCCGCGAGGACAACGCCAGGGCGCTCGATGAGGCCCGCAAGGAAGCCTTCGAATACTTCACCGGACTGACGCATGAATAAGGAAATATCCAGCATGTTTGCCGAGGCCGTCCGTCCTCCGGACCGTCGCCCTCCTTGGGCTTGGGCGGAAGAGCATGTTGAATCCATCCCGTATTCGCCGATGCCGGGGCGCTTCCGCTCGGACAATTCCCCCTGGGTGCGCGAAGTCATGGAGGCCGTTGTCGATCCGCGCGTAAAACTCGTCTCGATCCTCGCGAGCGTGCAGTCCTCCAAGACCACGGTTCCCGAACTCACGCTCTGCTACATCGTCGCGAACCTGCCCGGCCCGACGCTCTGGCTCGACCAGACCGACGAGGACGCGAAGGACCAGTCCGAATCGCGCCTGCAAAAGCTTTTCGACGAATGCGCGCCCGTCCGCGCCCTGTTCCCGAAGGACCGCAACAAGAAGCGCAACCACACGATCCACTTCGCCAACGGCATGACGCTCTGGATACTCGGCGCGTACAACAAAACGAACCTCCAACGCCGCTCGATCCGCTGGCTTTTCGGAGACGAGACCTGGCGTTGGCCAGCGGGTCACATGGCCGAGGCGGAGGCCCGCGTCACGGCGTTCGGCTGGCTCGGCAAGTGCGTTTTCATGAGTCAGGGCGGCGAGGAAAACGATGATACGCACCGCAAGTTTGAGACGACGGACATGCGCGAATGGACCTTCGCGTGCCCGGAGTGCGGCAAGCGCCAGCCCTTCGACTGGGACAACGTCGAATGGAGCAAGGACGCTCGCGACGCCAGCGGCAACTGGGACTTTGCCGCCGTGCGCGAAACGGCGGCGCTGCGCTGCACCGCGTGCAACCACTACTTCCCCGACACGGACGCCATGCGCCGCGTTCTGAACGCCAGCGGGCAGTTCATCCGCACGAATCCGAACGCCGCGCCCGAGAACGTCGGCTTCCACTGGAACGCCCTTTGCGCGATGTCGTGGGGTCGATTGGCGGAACTCTACCTGCGGGCGAAGGCCGCGATGCGGCAGGGCGATACCTCGCTCCTCCAGCAGTTTTACCAGAAACGGCTGGCGCTCCCGTGGCGCGAATACGTGGAAGACTACAAGATGGAGATCGCGACCTGCGGCTACCGCAAGGGCGAGATTTGGGCAGGCGAGGGCGGTATCAGTCGCATGGGCCGCGTCATCGCGCCGCCCTTTGAGGCTCCGCCGATACCGCTCCGCATCCTGACGGTGGACTGCCAGATGGATCACTTCTATGCGCTTGTGCGCAGCTGGGCGGCGGACGGTTCCTCGCGCCTTGTTTGGAACGAGCGCCTGCTCACTTTCGAGGACGTGGAGGCGCTTCAATCGCGGTTCAACATCCACCCGAACCTCGTTTTCGTGGACGCGGGCCATGCGACTTATGATGTATACCGCCAGTGTGCGCGGATGGGCTGGGTGGCGCTCCTTGGCGACCGCCGCGCGACCTTCCCGCACCACACGAAGGCGCAGGGAACGGTCCAGCGGTTCTACTCGCCGCGCCGCAAGGTGGTGCTGACGAATGACCTGCACTGCTACGTGCATTACTGGTCGAACCTGAACATCAAGGACACGCTCGCCCGCCTTCGCCGCAACCAGAACCCCGCGAACGGCCCGACGTGGGAAGTGCCGGACGACATCGACGAGGACTACCTATCCCAAATGGAGAGCGAGCAGCGCGTGAAGGAGCACGACACCTGGCTCTGGAAGCAGATCGGCAAGCGCCCGAATCACTACTGGGACTGCGAGGCGATGCAGGCCGCCGCCGCAACGATGCTCAAGATCGTGGGCCGGGAGAGTGTGGAGTCTTCTGATGACTGTGATTCTAGGCCGACTGAATGATATGATCTACGCTGTCACACCCGTCTCCGATTTGACTTTCCCAAGCTTGCTTGAACCATTCTTTTTCACCATCCGTCGGTTTTTCGGTCCACTTCACTTCCAGAATGCCTTTATGATCATGTAGCCCGTGTAATTTGTTCAAAACATGGGTGTTGTTGTAATGATCAGCGAGAGCGGCAACATAACCAAGAACTCTATGCAGTCGTTCTGTCCTTGAAGATGTATCGTCGTTAGATGTGAATTCTATTTTTTCCATGTCCATATTTACCCACATGTTTGTAGAGTTATTTGTGTTATGGTGAATGTCCGAGAGGCACTACACCGATTGACATGCAAAATGAGGAATGCCAGAGTCCATCGATTATTCAGTCGCCTTTACTGTTGTCGAGATAGAAGACATCCTCGCCGTCCACAAGCAGGAGCTGAAGAAGACGCTGACGGCCTACGCGAATGACGGTTCCAGCTACACCAAGCGCCACATCGACGAGATCCACACCGTCATCAAAGCCTGTCAGGACGCCCTCGTGAAGCTCGCACCGGAGAAGTATCGGCGGCAGGGCCGGACGGTTGCGGTCTCGCACGTTGACAGCCGCTTCCGCATGTGAAGCTCCTGCACCATATCTCGCGCATCTTCGGGTATTCCGGCTACGAGTCGGCAAACGCCTCGCCACGACGCGGGCAGGTGCCTGGCGCGGCCCCCACGGACACGAAGAAGGAGCTGACGAGTCACACGCGGCGGGAGCTGGTGCGGCGCTCGCGCTACTTGAACAAGAACTCCGGGTTCTCGCGCGAGATGGTGGCGGACATGGCGATTTATTCGACCGGCGACGGCATCCGTCCGCAGCCGCAGAGTGAGGACACCGATTGGAACAAGGCCGCCGAAGCCTACTTTGCCCGCTGGTCGGCGAGGGCCGAGATCACGCGCCGATTCAGTTTCGAGGAGTGCCAGCACCTCGTCTGCCGGGGCCTCGATGTGGACGGCGAATACTTCTGCCTCAAGGTGCGCGACGGCTTCGGCTTGCCGCGCCTGCAACTGGTCGAATCGCACCGCATCGGCGATACGCTCGGCTCGGCGGAGACGGTGGACGGCATCAAGCTCGACGCGTTCGGCGCGCCGCTCGCGTATCGCCTGATTTTGGACGACAACGAGACCCGCAATGTGCCCGCGAACGCCGTCATGCACATCTTCGAGCCGGAGTCGGCCAGCGGGGTGCGCCAGCCGCCGACACTCCAGCATTCGATCAACCACATCTTGGACGAGATGGAGATGCTGGCGCTCGAAAAGCACGCCGTGAAGGACAATGCCGACATCGCCCGCATCCTGAAGCGCGAAAGCGGCTCGCTCGACGAATCGGGCGACTTCAGCGTGGAGACCGGGGAGCAGCCGAACGCGGCGAGCGACGCGGCGCTGCTCCAGCGGATTGTCGGCGGCAAGCTCGTGGCGCTCAAGCCCGGCGAATCTCTCGATAGCTTCCAGTCCAACCGGCCAAGCCCCGTGTTTACGGGGTTCTTGGAACACCTCAAGCGCGACTCCGCCGCAGGAATGCTGCCGTATGAGTTCGTGCTCGACGCCTCGAACATCGGCGGCGCGGGCGTGCGGCTCATCGTGGCGAAGGCGGACCGGCGCTTCAGCTACCGGCAGATGATCCTGATCCAGCGGCTCCTGCAACCGACGTGGGGCTACGTCATCGGCGATGCGATCGACCGTGGCGAACTTGCTCCCGTGAAGGGTTGGAACAAGGTCGGCTGGGTGTGCCCGCGAAGGGTGACGGTGGACGCGGGGCGGGAAGATGAATCCCATCGTAAAAATGTCGAAATGGGCTTACTCTCGTTCTCGGACCATTTTTCGGAGCTAGGCATGAACTTCTCCGAAGAGATCGAGCGGCGTGCTCAGGACGCCAAAGCGATTCTGGAGACTGCGGCAAGGTATGGTGTGCCGGTGGAGATGCTCTACCGTCCAAGCGGCACGCAGAGCGTGGCTACGCCCAACGCGCCCGTTGACAAGCCTGCCTCGGCGTGAGCTTTGCTGACGCCATACTTCGCCATGAACCGTTGCTTGTTGAACCACGACTACTGGCCGCGTTTGTCGAACGCTGTTCGGGATTCACGGACGCCCTGAAGGAACTCCTTGGCGAGCCGCCGCAGGCCCGCGTGGAAAGCGGCATCGGCATCCTGCCCATTTGCGGCCCTATTGGCGCGAACCTTTCGCCCATCGAGAAGATGCTTGGCGGTTGCGACGTGGCCGACCTCTCGGCTTCGCTCGACGCGTTCGCCGCCGATCCCTCGGTGCGGATGCTGCTTCTCGACGTGGACTCGCCAGGCGGCACCGTGACCGGCGTGCCGGAACTGGCCTCGCAGATTGCAGCGTTCCCGAAGCCGAGCGTAGCCTTCACATCGGGCGAGGCGTGTTCCGCCGCCTATTGGCTCGCCTCGCAGGCGGACGACTTCCTTGCGACGCCGAGTGCGTCCGTCGGTAGCGTCGGCGTGTATCTTGCGCTCCTCGACAGTTCCGCCGCGCTGGCCCGCTCCGGCCTCTTTGTCGACGTCATCAAGGCGGGAACCTACAAGGCGGCGGGTTTCCCGGCACGAGCCTTTCCGACGAGCAGCGCGCCCTCCTGCAAGAGCGCGTGGATACGGTTCACGGCATGTTCATGAGCGCCGTCACGAAGAAACGCAGCCGCGTGAGCCCGGAGTCCATGCAGGGCCAATCGTTCTACGGCGTACAGGCGGCTGAGCGCGGGCTTGTGACGGGCATCGTCCCGAGTCGCGCCGTCATGCTCGCCCGGTTGACAACTTCGCATGGGGCAAAGCCATGACACTTGAAGAAAAACTGAGCGCCGCAGAGGCGAAGCTGGCCGAGGCCGAAACCACTTTGACGAGCGAACGCGCCGCAGCGGAGGCTCTCCGCCAGCAGCTTGCCGCCGCTGAAACAGCGAAGGCGGAGGAATCCGCCCTCAACGCCGAACTGGGAAACCAGCTCAAGGCAGCCCGCAAGGAATCGGCGGATCTCGCAGCTCGCATTACTCAGCTCGAAGCCGCGTCCAAAACCGCCGAGGCGAAGGCTGCCGAAATCTGCGCCTCGGTTGGCGTGACGCCGCTTCCCGTCACCGCCCAAGGCGATGCCGCCGCAGCCGCCTCGACAGACCTCGTCGAGGAGCTTCGTAAGCAGGAGACGCCCGCTGCGCAAACCGCCTTCTGGCGCAAGAATAAGGCCCGCATCCTCACCCGCCAAGCGCACGGCGCTTGACCCGATTGAGGGGCTTTGCCCCTACGGCACTTTGTGCCTACTCCCGACGTAAACCGACCGCATCTTTCCACTTATGGCCAACACACTTACCAACCTTCAGGACATCCGCATTTCGCAGGCTTTTCTCGAAGCCTTCCGCGCCGCGCTCCAGCCGCTTCGTGCCTTCTCGACTGACTTTTCCGCCGAGTTCCTCGAACGCGGCAAGACGGTCACTGTGCCGGTCGTCGGCAACGCCCTGCCGACGAGTTCCGACTTCGAGGGCAGCTACAGCAAGAACGCCGATCGCACCGTGAACACGCTCGCCGTGACCTGCGATCGCCACAAGGTGCGTTCCTTCCACCTGACGGACAAGGAGTCTGCCGAGTCGAGTTTCATCAAGCTGGAACGCCTCGCTGGTTCCGAGGCCAAGCAGCTCGCGCAGGACGTGCTTCAGGACATATTCTCCGTCGTCACCGCCGCCAACTACGGCGAGGCGGCGATCCCCGCCGTGGCCGCGACGGACTTTGATTCGACGCACGTTCTCGGCATTCGCGGCGCGTGCGCTCGTGCCAAGATGCCGACGACCGAGCGCAGCCTGATCCTCGACGACGCCTATTACACGGCGCTCCTCGGCGACGAGCGCGTGAGCCACAGCTACCTTGCGCAGATGAGCCAGCCTTCGCTCATGGAGGCCCGCGTCCCGCGTATCTACGGCTTCGACATTTACGACACGATCGTGCTGCCCGAGAACAATGAAAAGCTCGTCGGCTTCGCCGCCCATCCGGCGGGCCTCGCGGTTGCCATGCGCTACCTTGCACCGCTGCGACCCGAGTCCTACCTCGAATCCGGTCCGGTGAGCGATCCCGAAACGGGCATCACCTTCGGCTATCGCCGCTTCTACGACAACGACAGCGGCAAGGAGATCGTCGCCTTTGAGTGCCTTTACGGCTTCAAGCCCGCGATTGCGGCAGGCATCAAGCGCCTCGTTGCGCCGGGGCAGGCCGAGTAACTTTCCTGCTGCGTGGCATAACTCCGAGGCTCCGTCCTTCGCGGCGGGGCCTCGTTCGTTGACACGCCTTCACCGCCATGAACCAGCACGAACAGGACAGCGCCGAAGGCTTTGCCGAACTGCTCGATGCGGCGGGCGTGGTGCTGATCCTCG